GGATTCGGCAAGTCCGTATGCCCCCACCTATTTACCCCTTGTTCAAAATGTATTTCATGAGAGTCCTCTTCATGAGGTTTGTGCTCTCACTCGAAAAGCTCATAAAAGGCCTGGTTTCAGCGACAATGTGAGGATACGTGAAAGCCTGCCCGTCTTGATTCTGGCCAGACTCCTCAACCGCAATCGTCATCTGATCACTCTCAAACATCGCTCGATGCCGGTCAGTCCCGAAAAACTTGTGCTCCCCAGGTCCAATCACTGCGCCTGCCAAAGTACTCGTCGCAATCATCATCTTGGAGCCAGTGCCAGGGTAAGAGTTCCAAGAACCCCCGTCCCTCCGTGCCCCCCCACCAAACCGCACTCGCTTGTATTTTGCGTAAACTGGATTTAGGCTTGGCCACTTCTCACCCTCGGACGCATTCTCTGTCTGAAACCGCTTGGCTTGCAGCTTCTGATAAAGCGGGTAAATCCTGGCAAAAGCTGCCTTCTGATTCTGAGCATTCGAGAGCATCGAGTCTAAAAACTCGGCAATCCCGTTGCGAGTCGTACTGATCCCGCTCACGGCATCCGCCTGACCCGTCCAACCACGGTCCCGAATAACGGCTGAAGGTTTCTCCCCTGCCGTGTAAAATATTCATCCCTAGACTTCACGGCTTCCTCGCGGAAGGTCTCAGCCATCTTGATGAACGAATCAACTGGGCCCGTGCCGTCCTTATTCGGAGCGTCTTCGACCTTGAATCCTTGGGACAGGAACGATCTCCAACGCTGAGCCTGCTTGAGGTACGCCTCACTTGCGGCGTACTTGAGAGCAGCGGGGATCAGCCCCCCTGCGGTCTGCGCATAATCATTCGAGGAGTTGAGCCAAAGGCCTGCGACCTGTAAAAACTGATCAAGCTCGGAGTCTAAAAACCACTGGGAATAGTAACTTGCCTCAACCACTGACCCGTCTTCGGGGGGGTTCACTAAAACAAATTCCCCAGTCTTCACATCGTCAGAAGTCACGTCAGAAGCTGAGACCGCCTCTCCATCAATGAAAACGCCCTGGTCTAAGGTGAAGTCAGTGACCCGCCTGAACTCAAAAGTCTTGAAGCGCGTATTGAGCCCGTTGATCTCTCCGAAGCAACGCTTCCGGTAGTTGTACCGGTCCTCTGGGCCGTCGCTGAGAAGGGTCCTGAGATCTGAAACGCCCGTATCCCAAGACATCAGAGGGCTCCAATCTGCTCAAGGCAATCACCAAGGGTCATCGTTTCCTCAATGACTAGATGCCTATAGCCGAGTGATTTCAGGATTTTCTGTTTCTCGTAAGCCTTTGCCTTTTGGACTTCACTGACGGGCTCATCCACAAGAAGCATTCCGCCTTTTGCCAGGGGAAAGCATTTGGAGACGAACCGCTGATCAACGTCCACATCGAAGGGGTAGACTCGGATGGATTCTGGGAATTTGAAGTTTCTTACGAAGTGGGTGCTCTCTGCGACTTGCTCAGCGAGAGTGACGAACTGACTTCGAAGGTTTGATTTGTGTTCGAGGAATCTTTGGCGGGCCTCGATAGCGTTTTGCTTGGCCTGCTCAGGAGTGCAGTCCTCAATCATGTTGTAAACTGTCACCCGGTGATGCGGGGTTGCCTCTGGGGCAACGATTTTTCTTCGACTGCGTGCAGGCATTGAGAATCCTTTCTCAATTTAAAAGAGGGAGCGGATCCGGCAGGTAGTTTTATCGACCCGGACCCGCTCCCCTCAGTCCCAACGGGACACTTTTTTACGACGTTACGGAGCCGTCATTGCCCTGCCATGCAAAGCGTGGATCGATATGATCCGCATTGCAACGGAGAGACAATTTGAAGCGAACAATGTCACGATCGAAAGACTGACCGGACGTTGGGGCTTCCTGCTCAACTGCAGCGGCCTGACGAATCTGAGTCACGAACCATGGCTTCTTGCCATCAACCAAGTACCAAGCCTTGGAGTCGCCACTCACGGATCCATCGTTCTTGAACATGAACCGGGAGACAACTGCCTTGGCAATGGACTCAATTGGGTTGATCGCGAACGAAGCGCCAGTCGTTCCTGCGGCACCAGGCACCGAAGGATAGAAGGAGCTGTTCAGAAGGACTGCCAGGTCAAAGCGGTAAGTGGGCCCGACAATGATTGTGTCAGGGTTCACTGCCATTTTGAGTCCAAGCTTGTTCTTCTGATTCATGAGACCAATGAATCCAGCCTTGATCGAGGTCTGATCCAGAATACCATAGCTGGAGGGCCTGTTTGCTCCCCCGCCTTGAAGGGCAGTGGACCATGGATAGGCAGACTCATCGCTTGGCTGAGTTTCAGTGTTAGGAATCACGAGATCAGCATACTGACCCATGGCTCCACCAGTGAACTTACCGGCAAGCTTTGCGTACACAATGGCTTCAATCGCAAGCTTTGCGTACTCACCGAGAAGAGAGGCTTGCTTTGCGAACTGACCGGTCTGGTCGTCTTCCAGCAATTCCTCTTCAACTGCGTACATGGTGCCGTATTTCCGGTTGCGGAGCTTGATGTCAAGCCCGGCAGCGCGGCTCTCTCCGTAGAGTTCTTGCTTTCCGACTTCACGAAGGAAAGAAACTCCATGGAGGGGAGCATACAACTCCGTGTCCTTGCTTGAGTTCACGGTTGTGGTCCAGCTCTCGAAAGTGGTTGGCACGGTCTCATACATCGAGTTCACGATGCTTTGAATACCAGCGCGGAGCACTTGCGCGAAATTGGATGCGGAATCAGCTTCACGAAGAGCCAAGGGAGCACTGGGATATCCCATTTTTTGTGCAACCTTATTCCAAGAGAATCCGCTTTCCATGACAGGGAACTTTGCCCGGTCAGCGAAATCGAATCCGTACTTCTTCTGGAAGCTCTCACGGAAGAACTTGATTTCTGGGCTCTCCCAGAGGTTCTTCGTGATTGCCCGAGAGTTCGATGCAATCGCTTCGTTCACTCGGACTTGTTGACCCTTGGAATTCGTCCAAGAGTCACCTTCAGCCATCTTTTGAATTTCCGAAATTGTCTTCAACATGTGTCCCCCTTAGAAGTTGATTGCGCCAAGGCTGTAGCGTGCGCCGATAAGAATGTCACCGACTTGGCCTGCGGCTGCCGAAGCAACCGTTCCACCTTGGTACACTCCGCAATGCTTGCCGCTGCCTGGGTCCGTCGAAGTCACGGTTTGTGGGTCTGCAGTCAGGTAAACTTTGTCACCTGCCGCAAACGCATCACCGGTCTTCAACGTCATGAAAGCCACAACTCCGTAGACAGGACCTGCGCAATCATCAATGGCTTGAGAGGCATCAACGTCAGTTCCTTGGTACGGAGAAGCTTGAACGCCTTCCACTATTTTCTGCCGGGCAACGCCAAGCAGATTATCGATGTCAGCGGTTCCTGCGACTTTCAAAACCTTTGCACTCGTGTCGAATGCAATCAGGTCGCCCTGATTGTAAGTGACATCCGCGCTCAGCACTGCTTTTGCGCTCTCGAAGAGGGACTTCGGAGCGATTTCCCTTACGATGTTATTTTTAGAAGTACTCATTTTTCATTTCCTCACTTTTAGACCAAGCAACCAGAGAGATCGGTGAGCTTACCCTCAGCGATTTCTTCAGTGGTCCTGGCACTGTTTTTCTCGGTGAAAACAAATGGACCGTCTTCGGCATCTTCCGAACCGGCGTCATAGGCCTTCACAAACAAATCCCAACAATTGTCGATGTGCTCTTTGGATTTTGCGACCCCAAGAGCTTCACGAAACTTTTTGGTCACGGAGACAGGCTTTTTGGATTCGACCATTTTCTTCTCAAGGTACTCCTTGAGTTCGGTCTTCTTGATCGACTCACGAAGACGCGCAATCTCAGCGTTAGCCTTGATCAGGTCTGTCTGAGCAGATTCCTTTGCCTTCTCAGCTTCCTTCTTTTCTTCAGCCTTTTCGTCAGCTTCTTTGGCCATTTCTTCGGCCTTCTCATCAGCTTCAGCCTTGGCTTCTTCTTTCTTTGCAGGCTTCTCTTCGTCGCCGCACTCGCCTTCCTTCTTGGCAGCCATTTTCTTACCAATCTTCATGGCCATCTTGAGGTGTTTTCCAGCGGCCTCATAGGCTTCCTCGCCTTCCATGCCGTCCTCTTTGTGGGCCTCATAAGCTTCTTTTGCCATGGCTTCGGCTTCTTCAGAATCTTCGTGGTCATCACCAAGATACTGCTTCACCATTTTCTTGATGAGAGCCTTGTCTTGCTCTTCGTCTTTGTGCATGTCAGCTTCCTTCTTTTCCATTTCCTTCTTGTCGCCTTCCTTGACTTTCTTCTTCATGGTCCGTTTCTCCTGCTCAATGAGCCTTAGGATTTTTCCGCCTGCCCCAGCTTCAGTCACCAAGTCACAAGAAATGGCTTCTGTAAGTCTAGTTACTGGCCTCACTTCGGTGATCCCCTCAGCAAGTGCCAGATTCAATTTCCCCAACACACTGTCTGCGAGTTCATTCGACCGAACGAACTCTTCAAGACCCACCGTGTCTGCCTCTCCACTCGCATTGATGGAAAGACCGACAAACTCTGCATCAGAATATTTTTTTGCGTAGTCTACTGAATTAGTCAAAAGAGAGCGTGCCCAGTCGAACTGTTCACCCGGCAAAATGCACAGATCAGCCATGAGGACTCCGCGTCCATCCATCTCGGAGAATCGCACATTCTCATAATGCCCAACCACGTCCCGAACCGATCTCTCAGGCCTGACTTGTTCCTCGATCTGGGTTGGGTGATCAGCCATGCACTTGCGACCTTCGAACAGGGTTGCAGCGGTTTGCAGGCACTCTCTCGTGTAAAAGAAACAATCCTTCATGTTCCCAAGGCCTTCCTGAATCAGGATGACCTCGAAGCGAGTGGCAGCGTCTTTCTTTGCGACTGCCTCTTTCAGGTGGGATCGAGAGGCAAGGCTCACAACCTTGGACTCTCTCGTTTGTGGAGTGTGAGTGGATGCGGAGTCAGCTTCCTTCTTGTCCACTCCCGTTTTCACTCCTGCACCGAGCGCAAGAGCCTTCGGGCCCCCAGGAAGTTTCGCAAGCTTTTTTGAGAAGAGACTAACCATTTGGCACCACTTTCCCCATTGCCGCAAACTCTGCTCGCGGCCAGAATTTGATGACGATTTCCAGGGATCCCTGCTTCGAAGAACCCTCCATCGGTCTCACCAAGGGCTCCATCTCCAAGTCTTTGATCTCAAACCCCTCGCCCTTCACTATCCGCTCAAGCTCCTCAAGCGTCCTACACGTGTACTGGTCTTTCCACATGTAGACTTGCTTTTTTACCGCATCGCGAAAGACAGTAGTTGAGGAGTCTGCGCTTTCGAATAGTTCTTCGGGTCTCTTCCTATATTTGTCAGGGTTCGATCGGAATTCGTCAAATGAGGGAAAGCCGTGCTGACAGAGCCAGTCTAGGCCCTCAACGAATTCATCCTGGGTTTTGATCATTCTGTTTTACCTCTTCCTTGTCTTTTGAGGTGAGTGCGGCGACATCCGTGTCTTGTTGTTCAGGGAGCTGCATGGGCGCGGTTGCTGAGACTTTTCCAGGGTTTGTGAGAGGAGCGGGGATCTCTGGAAGCTGCTCCTGCATGTCCTCGATCTCAGCGTTGTAGTCGTAGTCCTTGATTCCCATTTCCTTTGCGGCAATGGACGCTGCACGCTCGGGCTTGATCCATCTGTTTTGCTGCATGAGGAGCAAGTCTTTGAGTTTCTGAGAGCGGTCCTGGGTGATGAGTTCGGGAAAGATGATGTCGCAGTCAATGGCCTCAAGACCTGCCTCTTGCATTGCATAGTCCCAGAGGTCCTTGATGATCCGCTTGATCACTTCTCTGCGCTTCTCAAACTTCTTTGCAACGGGCTCAGTGGCAACCAGAGCACTCGCCCTTGTCTGCCCCCCCGAGAGGTGGGTTGCGAAGTAACTGACTGGAATCTGAACGCCTGTAGCAATTGCAGAGAGGCACCACTCAAAAGCGTTCGAGACTGAGCCTGACGCCTTCGAGTTCCCAAGGTACTGCCTGGTAACTTTGGTTGAGTGAACGAACTCACTGCCCGCTTGCGGGATCGTTCCAAGAGCAGCCTGGGCCCTGACGTAGTTGTCGATATCTGTCTGGTCCCCGTCAATCTGCGTGTCGATCGAATAGGCAGAGGTCTTCTGAAGAGCGATGAGGGAATAGTTGATCGAGTCCCTCATGCGCTTGAGATAGCTGAAGATTGGATAGAGGTCCGAGCGCCCCCGCTTCTCGTTTGAAACCGAGTTCACTTTGTAGTGAAGGATTTGGTCAGCGGGTATTTGCCGGTAAATGAATTTGAGAGTGGGTTGGGTTTGCTCGGGGGGGGCTTCTGTCCCGATCCCTCCAGTATAGATTTGGTACTGGGTTGGGTTCAACCACACGTAAAAGAGCTTGCGGGTGATGTCTTCAGGGTAAGTGACGATCTCAACTAGGTTCGATGGATCAAGGAGCCTGACCCTTGGGATGATTCCAGTGGGAGCCGTTTGGTTTTGCCCGAGCTGATACGTGATGTACTTCTCACGCCCAGGGAGCTTCCAAAACATGATCTCGCCGTAAATGCCAAGCTCAGTGCAGGCCTGGTCAATCTGCTCATGGAGTTCGTTTGCACGCTCGAAGGCCTTCCAGACCGCCATGGCCATTTTACCCTTGGGATCATCCATGTCGCACGAGACTTCGAAGCCAGTGCCAAGAACGAAGTCACGGGTGATTTTGATCACTGCGTTTGCGAAAGGGTCCGAGTGATACGCATAGAACGCATCAGCGTGCATTCGGATGTAGTCTTGGTAAAAGTACAGGTTCTTGTAAAAGGGCCCGCCGAGGAGAGGAGTGAAGTCCTGACCCACGCTCGAAGCTCCGAAGGAGTCACGGGCAAAGTCTGACTCTGTAAGTTTTACATTGTTTCCCGCGTCTTCTTTGAAGGCTTTGAGGAAAGCTTCTTTCGAAATGGATTTAGTACTTGCGCGCCCATCCTTGGACGCAACAAGCACCTTGGCATCTAGTTCGATTCTTTCGTTTCGAGCGAGAGCGTCCAAGAGGTCAGAAGTGGATCGAGCTGAGAGAGGGTTTGCTCGGTCGTAAGACTGGAATCCTTCGTTGTAGTCGTATGAGCCTGGGTTGAAAGAGTTTTTGATGATGACTCTGACCTGTTCAAGTTTGGTTTTCTTGTCTTGAATTTGAAGGTCTTGCTCATTGAGATTTTGTTCGGTTGTCATCATGACTCCAGCCATTCGTTGAAATCTTTCCAGTCAGGTCCCTCGACTTCGTCGACAGAGGCAACCGGCCCAATCTGGCACCGACAGTTGAAGTGAGCCGGTGGGGTAAGAGCATCGCAGGAGTCTGAGTCAATGGAGCCGTCAGCCATGCCCCTCTTGATCTCGCTCATCGTGAGCCCGTGCCTCTCTCGGCAGCAATCGTCCGTTCGATCATCCAGAATGGCTATCCAAACGAAGTCTTTGACGCCCAGGTCGGTCGCTGCTTTGACTTGCCCGCTCCTGACCTGATTCACAAAGTCCTCAGTCATCTCCTGCTCAATCTCCCAGGAATATCTGAAGTAACTTGATTCTGGATCCAGTTGAGCAAAATTGTCAAACCTTGTTGAGGGGAGCTGAGTTGACTTGTACGCATCAACCGCAAGCTCCCAGTCCCCGTCGTCCACGAAAAATGTATCGATGAACTCTTTCTTTTGTTGACTATCCTGGTCAGACTCTCTGAGTGGTTTCAGCTTTCTGGGGGGGCGCGTAAAATTCTGTACCTTAGGGAACTGGTCAACTATTCTCTCAACGATTTCTTCGGGGTTCAGTTCTTGGACAAGGGCGAGACTTAGGGCTTGGTTGAGACGTGAACGGAGCCTCATCATGGAATACCAAACCCGTTTAGTCAAATCCTCGTCCAAAAGAGTCTTCGAGAGAGTCGCGTCCCAAATGGCTCCCTTGAAGTCGCTTCGGCTCACCTCTGGCTTTCGCCCGGTGGCTCTCCCTATCGCTTCAAGCTCGGACAAGTACGTGAGAGTGAAAATCGCTTTCCGCATCGACTGGATCCGGCCCACGATCATCGGGAAAAGCTCAGACATGATTCGAAGAGTCCCTGACTCAAACTCCTGAGAGAGAGCCGGGACCATGTGGAACTCACCCTTTGACCTCAAGGCCAAAGACGCAGTGAGGTTCTTGATCTGATCCAAGCCCTCAAAGAGAATCCGAGAGAGATCCATCCCAGTATTCTGATGGACCTTCTCAAGAGCCGAATCACGGTCTTGAACAAACTTTTTGTATTTTGGGGAGTCGAGAAGACTTTTTGTGGGCACGCGAAGACAAAGCTAAGGCCCGTTTTCCGATTTTACAAATAAATCTGACAATCACTCTCGGTTATAGGAAGTAAACATGGGAATACAATTCCCGCCCACTGCCTCTGAAGACGAATTCAAAATCACGTAGCAAGTGGCCCCATCAAGCGCGAAAACTTTTTGGACCGTGACTCCGCTCGATGCGTTCCCACTCCCGCATCCCATCACCGAAGCCAAGACGCAAACAATCCCAACCACGAAAATCAACATAGGTCTAAACATCGATTTCAACTCCCATGAGCCAACTCTCCCTCGTCACCACTCGAACAGACTGCCCGCGAGGGTAACTCATGAGACCGTACCAGTCCTCTCCACGCTCAACCCAAAGAGTATCAACGAAGTCACCTCGGGCCGGTTCATCTTTTTTCCCGTCAGTGTAAGTCACCAAGGGTAAATTTTTTGTCTTTCCAAACATCTGAAAAAGCAGCGTCATAGCACACCAAAAAGTCTGGGAATTCTAATCCCAAAAAAAACAAACAAACCAAGCTCAACCAAGAATGAGATGCACGCAAGAGAAATTAAAAATATCACCATAGCTCACTGCCCCTCTGGCCTGAGTCCAGAATCGGCGTGTTTGTATTCTGCGGGTCTTGATTTCTCCAGCTCTGCCAAGAGCGCGTCGGCGTATTGAACCGCTGCTGGGACAACGCCAGCTATTACGTTATCCTCCCATCGACTACAGGTGATCGTCGCTATCATCCCCTGCATCGCCTTCGCCGCAAAATATTCTCTCTTTGTGAGTCCGCCTTCGAGAGGACCGTCATAGTTTTGGTTTGGAAACGCCGGTTCATTTGCTTTACTCATAATTTCTCCCCTCCTCTTTTTTCCGTAAGGAATTTATGGCATCTCACACATTGAAAGCCTTTTTGAGTCTCGTCATGAGTGCATGGCTTCAAGTGCACAACCAACCAGAATCCACTCACGATTCCGAGAAGCAGTCCACCTAAAATGGCAAATTGAAATTCAATCACGCTTTCTCTCCTCTCAAAATAACTCAATCTCAGCACTGGGCACTCCGTTAAGTCTTGCCTCTGCAATCCTGAAATAATCGGGCTCGCGCTCAATTCCAATGAACTGAAAGCCCTCTTTTTTAGCAGCAATTCCCGTCGAACCGCTGCCCATAAATGGATCCAAGACCGTCCCACCGGGCGGCGTGATCATACGGCAGAGGTAGCGCATGAGTTTCTGGGGTTTGACGGTACTATGGA